GGGTGGAGGAACGGCGGCCCGCCTGCCTTGGACGCGGCGGAGCTGCAAGCCATATCAGACAGCATCGTGAGGAACCAGGGAAAGAATGCTGACCAGGATACGTTGATTGCCGCCTTGCAGACGGCGGTGTCAGGCAAGGCGAAGATTGAGGTCGGTAGCTACGTGGGGACGGGCACCTATGGTGCCTCCAACCCCAACAGCATTACGTGCAGCTTTGCGCCGAAGTTAGTATTTATTACATCAAAAAATGTTGGCGGGTTAAGTTCATTTATCCTTTTTTGGGTATATGATACTGCATCCAACTATTATCTTCCAATCCTTCCTGATTCTAATAGTGTTGGCGCAACTTTTTCTTTAAGTGGAAACACTTTGAAATGGTATACACCAATAAACGCTACTGTTCAAGGGAATTTAGACGGGATTGTCTATTGCTGGGGTGCTTTCGGTTAACTCTGCTACTTTGAGATTAGCCGCAACCGATGAATATACCCCGCCGCAAAGGGGCGGCGGGAAGAGCTAAGGGGGCTGTGTTCACTTCAGAAGGAGGTGGGCACAGCCTTGATTTTTGAAAGGGGGAGATGCCTTGATCTTTCAACCGACGAACATTACGCCCTCCCTGCGGGGAGAGCTGGGCAATGGGACAGTGGATGCCGGGAAGGACTTGCAAATATCCTGGCAGGTCAACGGTAATTCCCCGCTCACTGCCTTTTCTATCACTTTATATAAAAATGACACGGCCAGCACCCAGGTCTATACTACGGGGAAGTTGACGGAGGGATGCCCTTTCTATGGAACAAACTTTGCTGGGCAGGTTCAGTTTTTCTCTTACACGATTCCCGCCGCCACGCTAAAAACGGCAGGGGTGGTCAATGGGCAGGAGTATAAGTTGACGATCAAGCAGTGGTGGAGCGACACAAACGCAGTGGTTCAGACCAGCGCGGCGGCATTCATCACAAGAAACGCCCCGGAACTGACCTTGGTGGATGTGCCGCCTACTCTGGCGGTGCGTCTCTATACCTTTGAGGCGAAGTATAGCCAGGCCCAGGGGGACGCGCTGAACTGGGTGCGCTGGCAGATCGCGTATGCCGCCAACGTGGGGGAGCCTTTCTATGACAGCCAAAACATCTATGGCACGGCGGAGCTCAAGGTCTCCTATGACGGTTTCTTCCGGGAAAACACCTACGCCGTGCGCTGCCGGGTGCAGACGGCCAGCGGGGTGGAGGCAGACACAGGCTGGGTGAGTTTTCGGGTGGCCTACAACGCTGACCCACTCACGGGGGCGGTGCGGGCCTGCCAGGCCAAGGGGAAGAGCGCGGTGCGGGTGGAGTGGCCCGCCATTGCCTATATCCCTGGGGCGTCCACTGGGCCCTATACCATCGACGGCGGCAGTTTGACATTGCCGGCGGAAAGCGCGGTTTCTTGGGACAGCCTGAACGGCCGCCCCTTGGTGCTTGCGGCACCGTGGAGCGTCCTGTGGCAAGGGGCGCTGCAATGGAAGGACGCAGATATTTTTACCTTGGAAACCGGCGGCGGGACGGTGGCGCTGCGCTACACCGTGGCGGATTGGACGTTGACCCTGCTTCACGACGGGGTGAGTGTGGGGGCGTGGCCGGAGATGCGGCCCACGGCGCGGCTGTGGGTAATCCTAACACCGGAGACGCTGTACCTGCGCAAGCTGGAATACTTCGGGGGGCTTTATCCAAGCGCGACCTTGTACCCCTCCGCAACGCTGTTCCCGCGGGCAGATACGGAACCGGCGGCGGAAAAAACCGTGCTGCCCGTGGGCTTTATCCAAGGCAGTATCGTGAGCGCGGCCTTGGGCGGGGTGCAGAGCTGTGACTACTTTTCCATTCTCAAGGGCGTACCGGCGGCGGCTGTGGTGGAGGCGATGTGGAACCAGGGGGCCTATTCCCCTAGCTATGACAGCAACACCTACCTCCTGGCGGACTTCAACGCCGGGCTGAACGCGGGGAATCTGGGCCAGACGGAGGACCAGTTGACCGGGCTTGCCATCTACCGGCGGCAGGGGGAGGCAGGGTTATTGCAGCACTTGACGGACCTGCCCCTCTCCGCCAGTGGTCTTTATGATTATGGAGCAGCCAGCCAGCAGGGGCCATACATCTATTACCTATTTCCCCTGGGGAGCCAGACCTATATCGCGGAGCCCATTTCCTCGGAGGAGATATCCCCTTGTTTTTGGGATTGGACGGTGCTCTCCTGCAAGGAACAGACGGGGGGCGGATATCTGGTGGAGTCGGAATTTACCTTTGGAAAAAACCTGGTGAGCGGGACGATCTCCAACAACAATACGCCTCAGATTTTGGAGAACTTTACCCGCTACCCCACAGTGCAGCCCTCCCCGGTGAACTACCGCAGCGGGAGTTTGCAAAGCCTCATCGGCGTGATCGACTACAAAAACGGGAACCAGTACAGTGACACCTTGGCCCTGCGGGATGCCATCTACGACCTGTCCACCACCCAGAACAGCCTTTTCCTGAAAAACCGAAAAGGGGACTTGTTGCGCATACGAGTCAGCGAGGCCACGGGTATGGAGACCATGGACGGCAGCCGGACCCAGGCTCAGACAGTGACACTATCCTGGGCGGAAGTGGGGAACGCGGAAGGGGTAGCCATCCTAGGAACAGCAGATTTTTGAAAGGAGGGAATAGACTGTGGCCTATTTTTCCGCCATAGGAAGTGAACAGCGTTTTACCGCGCCCAAGGCAGGGCGGTACTATATCGAGGCAGCAGGAGCTGGGGGCGCAGTAGGCAACAGCTATTCCGGCAACTACGGCTCTACCCCAGGGAAAGGGGCCCGGCTACGACTCATGGTGGATTTGGCCGCTGGGGATGAGCTGGTCATTCTTGTGGGCCAACGGGGGAAGGGGACCACGGGCAGCGCCAAGGATGGAGCCTCCGGGGGGTCCGGGGGCGGCAGCTTTATTTTCAAGCGGATCGCCGCCGTGACGGATGCAAACTATCAGTTTACCAAGGACGGCGTGAGCTATGAGGTTCTGGCGGTGGCCGCCGGCGGCGGCGGGACTGGGGACCAGAGCTATAAGGGGGTCAAGAGTAACGGGGTCAATGGCCTGGGGGCGGCGTATAAGCATCCGGGCAATTATGTGGCCTGGTCTACCCAGACGGCCAGCTTGACCGCATCTGTGAGTGTATCTGCCCCGCTGAGTATTGCACAGTACATCGCCAACGGCCCAGGCGGAGCCTACTACACCAGAGGTACGTCCAAGGGAACCGGTGGTTTTGGCATGGGCAGCGCAGCAGATGACAACCCATCCTGTGGCGGGGGCTGGTCCGGGAACAATGCCGGGGTCTACTCCTGGGCCATCCATGCCGGGGCCGTGGGGGAGGACGGCGTGGTCAGCGGGGACGGCTATGTGGAGATCACAGCAGATAAGACTTTGGTGGAAAACCTCATCCCCAACCCCAGCTTTGAGACAACGGAGCACTGGTCCGGGCTGACGCGCTCCACCGCTTATGCGGCTTTCGGGTCCTATTCCTCTCGGCTGGGCAGCACGGCGGGCACCGGCACTTATATCAACACGGTCAAGCCCACCAGGGTACCCATCCAGGGGCATACCTACTATGGGCGGCATTACCTGCGCACTACGGCCAATGTGACTACAGCAGACAACCGTTTTGAACTGTTCGCCGGGGACGGGGCGGGGATGAACTTCGTGTTCGGCAACAACGGGGGAAACCACCCACAATGGGATATGGAATCCAAAATCCTCACCCTCTCATCCCTGGCGGCGGACCCGGCAAGCTATGTGATTCGGAATTTTACCGTGAACGCTTCCGGTTACGTCTACTGCGACGGGCTCATGCTGGTGGACCTGACAGAGGCATTCGGGGCGGGGAACGAGCCGGACAAAGACTGGTGCGATGCGCGTATTCCCTTCTTCGCCGGGACCAAGGGTCAGGCGTGGGCCCACCCTCCAGTTTGGACCCAAAACCCGGTTTCGGCAGTTTATCCCCTGGGCGCGGAGGCGACAGCCCTGGAGGCGGAAGCGTCAGGGGCCGGGAGCATCCGCTATCAGTGGCAAAAGTCTGAGGATGGGGCGACTTGGGCGGATATCCCTGGGGCTACGGGGAGCAGTTATACGCCACCCACGACGGTTAAAAGCACTCTGTATTATCGCTGCGTAGCCACGGACACCATCGGTGCGCCGGCGCTCTATCCATCTGCCACTCTTTATCCCAGCGCGACCTTGTATCCTATGGAAGAGGGCGGATATGATACCGCTTCCTCCGCCAGCGCTGCGGCCACCGTGGAAGTCTATGGGGCGGTGGCACCGGAGATCACGGTGCAGCCGGTGAGCGCGGTATATGACCAGGGGGCGGCGGCAGCGGCCCTGACCGTGGCGGCGACAGTGCCCAGTGGGACACTTTCTTACCAATGGCAGAGCAGCGGGGACAATGAGAGTTGGAGCGATATAGAGGGGGCAACGGCGGCATTCTTCTCCCCACCCACCGGCGGGGGCGGCGTGGTCTATTACCGCTGCGTTGTGACCAACACCCTGGGAATCACCCACGCCTCCACGGCCTCGGACAGCGCGTCCGTTACGGTGCGCACGGCGGCTACGCCTACCATCACGACCCAGCCGGAGGATGGGGAATATCCCCTTCATGGAACGGCGGCGGCCTTGACGGTGGGAGCCCAGGTGGACTACGGGGAGTTGTCCTACCAGTGGCAACGCTCTGAGGATGGGACGGATTGGGCGGATATCCCTGGGGCTACGGGGACGACCTACACGCCTGCTACAACAGCGGTAAGTGTGCTGCGGTATCGGGTGGCCGTGACCAATACGGTGGGCACCTCTACGGCCACAACGACCTCGGATGCGGCTGTGGTCACTGTGTACACCGCCAGCCCCCCGGTGATTGTGACACAGCCTGCGGGGGCGACATACGACCGGGGGGAGCAGGCACAGCCCCTTTCCGTGACAGCCCAGGCGGCTCACGGGGACATTGCATACCAGTGGGAGACCTCGGCGGACGGGGAAAACTGGACGCTGATTCCAGGGGCAACAGAAGCTACCTATCAACCCAGCACGGAGCGTGGCGGGACAGAGCAGTACCGCTGTGTTGTGACCAACCAGGTGGGGGAGGCCACGGCAAGTACCGTATCGGAGACGGCGGAGATCGTTGTGCGCACAGCGCAAGCACCGGTGTTTCTTGCGCCGCTGATTGGGGCGGAGTATGACCAAGGGGCAGAGATTGTGCCACTGGACGGGACGGCTATGGCCGCCTATGGGACGATAACCTATCAGTGGTACGCAGCCCCGGAAAACGGTGGAGAATTTGCACCGGTACCTGGGGCCACGGGGGCCAGCTATACGCCTCCCAGCGACACGGCCCACGAGACGGAATATTACGTGGAGGCCACCAACACAGTGGGGACCTCCACGGCCACAACCCAGAGCAATATCGTAGTTGTGGCGGTATATGGGGCCAGTGCGCCGGTGTTTGTGGTACAGCCGGCGAGCGCGGCCTATATCGAGCATGGAACGCCTGCGCCATTGACAGCGCTTGCCTTGGCAGTGCGGGGGACACTTTCCTATGTCTGGCAGAGGTCTACCGACGGGGCCAACTGGTTTGATCTGCCCCAGCAACGGGCTGGGCGGACGGCTACCGGGACGGAATACACCCCGGATACCAGCACGCCGGGAATCTGGTATTACCGGGCGGTTGCCACCAACGTGGTAGGGACCTCTACGGCTACTGGGATGTCTGTTTCTGCTCAGGTGCGGGTGACAGCGGCCCAGGTGCCAGTATTCCTATTCCCTTTGGGGACTGTGGAATACAGTTATGGGGCGTTGACAGAACCGCTGAACGGAACCGCAGAGGTAACGGACGGGGGCGTAGTAAGCTACCAGTGGTATGGTGCCGGAGCGGAGGGGGCGTTTTCACCCATTGAGGGGGCTGTCTATGCCACCTATCAACCGCCCTCAATCCAGGTGGGGGTTTTCCGTTACTATGTGGTGGCGACCAATACCTTGGAGACCTCTCAACGCAGCGCAACCAGCCAGACGGCCACGGTGACGATCATTGACCGGCGGTGGACAGCGGCGGAGAAGCTACAGGACTATTTGCGACAACTCCGCACCCCTTTTGTGAAGCTGTGCCGCCTGCGTTTTTTGCAGCCAGATGGGTCCACAGCCTTTGCCCTGGACAACAACCCCAGAAATAAGCGCAGCGGAGCATTTATCGCTGACGGGTCTATTAGCTGCAACCTCCAAAATGGCACCCGGCGGACGGCTTCGGTGACGTTGGCCAACCTGGACGGGGAATTTGACTACAACGTCAACACGATCTGGTTCGGCCAGGAGGTGGCCCTGGATGAGGGGCTGCTTCTCTCCAACGGGGAGGAGTATTACATCCAGCAGGGCGTCTTTTGCATCGAGGAACCCACGGAGACGGTGGAGCCGGGGCGGCGGACTGTGACCTATCCCCTGACAGACAAGTGGGCCATGCTGGACGGGACCTTGTTCGGATATTTGGAGGGGACTTATGAGGCGAAGATGGGGACGAATATCTTTGCCCCCATCGGGGCTCTGCTGAAGATGGACCGGGGGAATGGGCTGCCTGTGGACCGGGTGACGCCTATTTTCACGGAATTTTACAACGGCAAGACGCAGGCCCTCCCGGATGGGACCACGGCGAAGCTGACAGACGCCCCGTACACCTTGCGGGTGGAGGGGGAGAGCGGTTCCTATGCCGATGTGGTACTGGGGTTGGCGGCTATGGTGAACGCTTGGACGGGCTACGATTCTACCGGGGCGCTGCGGCTAGACCCCTCCCAGGACGATATCCTGGACACGGACAAGCCGGTACTGTGGCAGTTCTCCATGGATGAGACCCAAATCCTAGGGGCGGCCTACACGGTGAAGAATACGGAGGTCTATAACGACTATATCGTCATTGGGGAGCTGCTGGATGACAACAGCCAGCCGGCTGGCCGGGCCACGAACCTGGACCCTATGAGTGATACCAACGTGCAGACCATTGGCCGTAAGACCTTCCGGGAGAGCGCGGCGGGGTACGCCACCAAAAAACAGTGTGAGGACTTGGCGGTGTGGCGGCTGAAACGGGCCACGGGGCTGCAAAAGGCGGTGAGCATCCAGTGTACGCAGATGTTCCACCTTGAAGAAGGAAACCTGGTGACAGTGGTGCGCACAGATAAGCCGGGGGCCCCGGTGGAGCGGCACCTGGTTATGGGGTTTGAGCGGCCTTTGCGCAGCGGAGGACCCATGACCATCACGGCAGTGTCGGTGAATGATTACCCCAACGCCACGGTGACGGGGTGGCCGGAGTAGACCACTTGCGCCCGCGGATAAGATAGAGGCAGAACAGGGAAAGGAGCGTGCGCTATGACGAAATGCACAATTACCAATAAATGGCAACGGGGGGGGGGCGGCTAGTTCCCTAACCGTCAAACTGCACAAGGGGGTGTGGGTATGCCGTTGAGCGGAAGCACCTACGTTGCCCCCACGTGGAGGAACGGCGGCCCGCCTGCCTTGGACGCGGCGGAGCTGCAAGCGATATCGGACAGCATCGTGAGGAACCAGGGAAAGAATGCTGACCAGGATACGTTGATTGCCGCCTTGCAGACGGCGGTGAGCAGCCTGCAATCGGGGAGAGCTAAGATTGAGGTGGGGTCCTACGTTGGAACGGGGACGTATGGGGTCTCCAACCCCAACAGCATTACATTCCCATTTCCTCCTAAAATGGTGATAATCTATCAGATTTGGGGGCTGAGTGCTACAAATGCAGGATATAGTTCCTCTACAATCTGGTTAAAGAATCAAACTAGGATGAATATATCTTGGAATGGTAACTTCAACGTTAATACTATGTGTAGTTTATCTGGGAATACATTATCATGGTATGAAACTACATCATCAGGTATTGAAAATATGCACCAACAGGCTCAATTAAATGTATTGAATAGTCAATATTGGTGGCTCGCCATCGGCTAACCCCAAAACATAGGGTTAGTAAGCACAGGAAGGAGGAAACGGATGGGCAAGACGTTTGAAACGGAACAGGACCAGCAAGTACGGTATGAAGCGCTGGAAAAGGTGGCAGGAGAGAGCCTGGCCTTGTTCTACTGCTGCATCGCATTTGATGTGCCCTTTGACTTGGAGGCCATTTCCCGCGACGAAAGCGAGGACAAGTGGTTGGCGTATCTTGACAACTTGCATCTCCAAAAACGGGATGTGGGAGATGAGGGGGAACCTCTGGGCTTTCTGGACGGCCTGACGGATATCGTGAAGATTTTCGGCGGGAACCTGAAGGAGGGAGAATTTTCCCGTGCGGTGTCGGCGGAGCGCTCGGCGCGGGCGCGAAAGCCAGGGACGGAGCGACAGAGAAAAACCTGGGGGGCTGGGAGCGAGAAGCGGCCCTATACCAGCGCGGACTATGATGAGCTGGACCGCACCTATCAGATCATGGCTAACGACCTCATCAATGCCGGAGGCGTGAGCTCCAAGCAGGAGTTTATTCTGCGGCGCTGCGCCAAGCGGACATTGGAAATGGACCGCATGGAGAAGATGGGGTTTTATGACAAGGCGATGAAGCTCTCGAAGCTCATCGACGCAGACCTGGCATCGGAACAGCTACGCAAGAAGGACGCTAAGCCTGTGGAGGACTTCCGCATTGATTCCTGGGCGGGGGCCTTGGAAAAGGCGGGGCTGATGAAGAACGGAAAATACTGTGACCCAGATGAGATGTTCCGCATCCTCTTTGGGAGGCTCCCGAAGTATCCCTATACCAAAGACGCGGCGGAGCAGATGCTGCTGATCAATGAGAACCGGATGCGCAACAACGATGGGATGCCGGAGTTGACGGCGCTGCCCGATGGGATGCGCTTGCAGGATGACCTGGGGGAGTTTGCCCAGGAGCAGGGCCCCAGGGAGCGGGAGGCATACGAGGCGCTGGGGCTGGTGAAGCTGCCGGAGGCTGGGGCGGAGAAACGGAGGTAGGAAGCGATGGCCCGGAGACAGGGGAAAGCGTGGATCAATGGACTGGGCTGGGTGAGCAAAAAGCCCACCCAGGAACGGGACTATACCGGCTATGAGCGGGCGGCGGATGCGTTCCTGCTGTGGACGTTCCGCTGGTTCCCGGATAAGCTGCTGGACCTGGTGCGGGGGCCGGAAGCGGATTTTGAGGGCTTAGAGTTGATGCAGCGGGTGATGCTGCGGGCCTATGCCCGGAAGCAGCGGGTGAGCTTTACAGGCTGCCGGGGCATGACCAAGACCTACACCAAGTTTCTCAGTAAGATGGTGGATGGGCTGGTTTGGCCGGGGTGTCAGTCCAGCTATTATGGGCCGTCCTATAAGCAGATGGCGGCCATTGCGGATAAGACCTACCATCAGATCGCCCACGATTATCCACTTCTGGCCTCCTGGTGGAGGGTGACGGCTCAGTCGAAAGAGGATTTCAAAATCGAGACAGACACAGGCGGGGCCTTTTACATCGCCGCCATGCGGGGGGATAACATCACGGATGTAACGGCGGAGGAATATGCCCAGGAGGAAAACCCGCCCTTTGATTACACGGAATATAAGCGGGTGGTGCTTCCGGCGGTGCGGCTGTGGCATAACGTAGGCGGCGTACCGGATGAGAACTTTGTGGGGTATAAAAAGCACGCCATTACTTCGGCAGGGCGCAAGCAGAATCACGCATTTCAGACCCGCTGCAAAACCATGAAAGCAATGACGCTGGGAGAGAGTGCCTTTGCGATGGATATCTCCTGGGAGACGGTGGTGCTCCAACTCATGCGGCCCTATCAGTGGGCGGCAGACCTGAAGGAGGAGCTCACGGCGGAGGAATGGATGCGGGAGATGGAGAGCCGTTACACCGGGGCGGATGAGTTCCCTATGCTCACCGATGAGACGTTGATGGACAGCCAGCGGCTGATGGTGATGGAGCGGCAGCACTGCTGCAAGGACAAAAACTGCCCACTGAAACCGGAGGACGTGATCTACATCCTGGGCTATGACGTTTCCTATGAGAACAGCGCCAAGAACGCCAAATGCGCTGTGTCCGTTTTGAAACTGACACAGCAGGAGGACTTTTTGAAGCGGACGTTCTACTTAAAGCAAGAGGTCTATTTGGATGACTGGCCGCCGCCGGACAATCAGATGGTCCAGGCGAGAAAGCTCAAGGATGTGTGGCATCGCTTTTGCTATGAGGGGAGCCAGACTTATATTTCCATTGACGATTGGCAGTATGGCAAGGGTGTGGTGGAGTGCTTGATGATGGATGTGGGGGACGGGCTGCCGCCTCTTTGTATCTACAACCACGCGGCCTACAGCAGCGCGGAGCTGCCGGGCGCACTGCCGGTGATCTACCCCATCAAAGCCGGAGGAACGGGGGTCACAGACCCGGACTTCGAGATGATAAAGTACGCCCAGACCCAATTTGAAAACCACAATGTGGAACTTTTGACGGGAAACCAGCGGGAGGGCCTGGAAGCCTATAAGGCCCGCCACAACATCAAGAGCGATGAGCAGGATTGGTACATCGTCCGGCCCTATCAAAAGGCGCGGGAGTTGGTGGGGCAAATCCAAAACCTGAAGCTGGTACCGTCGGGGGCGGGAATGAGCGAGAAACGGATTTCTAAGAGCATTCAGCGGGACAGTTGGTCGGCGCTGAAATATGCCCTGCGCTTTGCCCAGAAATTGGAGAAGAGGTATCTCATGACTACCAAGAAAAAGAGCGACTGGTCAGAGCTCTTGGCCAAATATGAGAAAGAGAGCACGGACATCAGGCCGGGGGCCGGGTCCAGGGGACGAACGGTGGGAAGCAGGAGGGGAGGCAGGATGTTTTGAACGAGAAAAAGCCCTATAGGCTCTATGCCATGACGGTGGGGCAGGCGCAGATGGAGGAAGCGGCAAAGCGGCGGTTCCACCGGCTGACCCCTGGCTATATCCTGGTGTATGACCAGGAGGAGGGGCCGGAGCAGGCCGTTGAGATCGACAGAGAGCAGCTTTGCAGGCTGACGGAGATGGACAAGGCATGGCTCATGGACTGCGCAAGGATTTTGATTTCCCATGCACTGGAGCAACGGCAGGAGGAACGTGCGTTACGTCTGGAAGAGCTGGTGGCGAAACTGGAAACTGAGTTGCAGGTAGAGGCCGCAAAGGGACGAAGAAAGGAGGGGGCTGGATGCGAGGATTGACCCAGGAATTGTTGGACGCCCAGTATGAGAGCTATCCCAAGATTTTTGAACGGTTCCGCAGGCTCTCCCAGGAGTATGGGGGGCTGCCCGCGGACAACCTTATCTCTGCCTTTACTAGGGTAACGGGTCGGGGTGCTTTCTTGAACAACCCCTACATACAAAACCGGCGGGTCAAGGCGATTTCCTCCCTGCCTGCGGACTTTACCAAGGACCAGGTGGGGGAGATGCTGCGCACGCCGGAGGAAAACGAAAAGCCGCTGCGGCAGGTGGAGCGGGGCTTGGAATACACCGCCTATCCGCTGTTCCACACCCGCAAGGTGTATCAAGACCTTTTAACCTATCACAGCTATATCGCGCCCCGGTTTTCCCAGGAGGAGGACGTGAAGCGGGAGGATTTCTGGCGGGAGTGGCGGCTTTTGGAAAAGCTGCGCACCGCCCTGGACCCCGCCGCCTGGGCGCACCAGTTGGCGGGGGAGGCGATGCAGGAAGGGAAGGTATTCTATGTCCCCCGCGTTTCGGTGGACAAGCCACATAACAAAATCAACCATGCCTTTTTGCAAAAGCTCCCTTCGGACTGGGTGAAGATCGTGGGCTTTAACAATAAGTCCAAATACACTGTGTCCTTCAATCTTTTTTACTTTCTACAGCCAGGAACAAACCCGCTGCAATTTGGTGACTTGTTCCTGCCCTATCTGGACCAGTTCTCCCAAATCGTTTCCCGGCCACCTAAGGGGGCGGGAAAGACGGTGGTGTATGCCTCCGGGGTCCATGTGGACTTTGGGCGATACAATGCCCTGCGGGAAAAAGGGGAACTGGCGGGGGACGCGGAGGTCTATTCCCAGAACGGACGGTGGTTTTATTGGGTGACGCTGCCAGTGGACAAGGTGTTCCCCTTTGAAATCGACGACACCAGCAGGACGGTGACGCCGCCGTTTACCGGGCTGTTTCTCAGCCTGATCCAACTGGCGCAGTATGAACAAATTCAACTGGAACTGGTGCAAAACCCCCTGATTTCCCTGCTTACCGGGGAAATCCCTTATCGGGACGATACCAATGCAGAGGCGGCGGACCCGTATAAGCTGTCCAACGCCGGGCGGAAGATGTTTGAAGCCTTTTGGTATCAGATGCTGGAGGACAGCAACACCAGCGGCATCGGGCTCTACGCTGCCCCCTTTGAGAATATGACCATGCACACCCTGAGCGAGGCTCCCAGTGCCATGGAGATCAGCTCCAATGGCTACGCCTATACCATGGCAAAGGCCGGGTTGGCGGGGATCATCCCCACCAAGGAGGACCCCAAGGCGGGCCTGGCGCAGATATCCCTGAAAATCGAGAGTCGTTTTGCACAGGGGATTTACCGAGATTTCATGCGCATGATGGGGGTGGTGCTGGAAGATCTGGGGCTCAAGTATGACTGGTCGTTTGTGATGTTCGGGGACCTGGCGGGGGATGCAGAGTTGGAGGAAAACGCCCGGAAGGGCATGACCTTGGGCCTGCTGCCGGAGACCATCTTGTATAACGCGCTGCATGACCGAAGCATCCTGGACGATATTGCCGTTTCCCGCGCAGTGAAGGCGTGTGGCGTGATGGACCTCCGGCTCCCCCTGGTGACCAGCTATAGCGCGAAGAACCCGGATAGTGGTTTGCCACCGGAGGTGAAGCACGACTTGAACCCAGGTGGCCGGCCAGACGCAGGGGGAAAGGCAACCTCGGACGGACAGGAGCAGGACTTAGACAGCAAGGGAGAGTGAGAATATGGCAGGAAACCAGTGCTTGCTTACCGTGGATGACCTGGGGTGTATCAACGCTGCGCTGCGGCAGGGGCAGGAGGTACGCATCCATCCCACCAAGGGCGGCGGGTTTCGCATCGTCGGGGAGAAACCCAAGGTGTTACGGAAGGTTTGGGGTGCGGAGACGGACAGCCGGGAGAAAACGTCCATTTGCGCCCCTAAGTAAGATAAAGATAGAGCAGCGAAAGGAGTGGTTGTGTGACAATTATAAAAATTGTGCCCCACACCAACGGGGCCCATGCGAACCAAACCACAATGACCCCTCTGCCGGAAATCCCGGAAGGGTGGGCGGTGGTGCCGGAGGGGATGGAAATTCCCGATACATTCCCTTTTGTGGGGATTGAGGTGGAGGGTCAGGTCGTTACCGTTATGACCCCTAGTGTTGTTCCAGAGCCGGAACCTATGCCGGAAACGGAGCCCTCCGCTGAGGAGGACTTAATGGGGATGGCGGTAGACCACGAGTTGAGACTTACTATGCTGGAGATGGGCATTTGATGCCTGCATCGAGACCACGAAAGGAGAAGTTGTGATGTTATATCGTACTTTGAAGCGACTGGTTGAGCTGGGCAAAACGGAGGGGCTGGGGGAAAAGTTGGACCTCTTTTTTGCCATGGGGAAGCTGTCTGAGAACGAGTATAAAGAGCTGACCGCTCTGTTGGAGGGAAATGCGAATGGCTAAGAACAAGAAGAACCAGGCCCTGGAGGGGATGGAAGAGGAGCGCATGATGCCGGAAGTGGAGGGCGCAGAGACCGAACCGGCGGCGGATCAGGAGCCCAAGGAGGACACCGTACCGGAGTCTGAGGTGGCTACGGATAGCCAGGAAATGGAGGCGTTGCGGGCACAGAATGAAGCGCTCAAGAAGCAGATGGAAGAGATGCAGGCGCAGATTTCCGCGCTGAACCGGCCCACTGTGGTCCAGGTGGCGGCGGAAACGGAGCGGGTCCACTTCCTTTGGCAGGCAGAGGTAGCGCCGGAGAATGTGCAGACCTTCGGGGAAGGCGGGATGTATGGAAAAATCGTGGGAAAAACCGGGAGCTTCTATGTGCCCAAGCCGGACTTGTCCCGCGTGATGGATGAGCGCAACCGCTACTTTTTGGACAAACGCTGGTTGATTGTGGTGAGTGGGTTGGACCAGGAGGAGCGGGAAGCCCTGGGCGTGGACTACAAAGAGGGCGAACTGCTGGACAAAAATGCCTTTGCCCGAATGGTGGAGCTGGGGGACGAACTGGTAGAGCTCTACGGTGAGTTGTGCGCAGGCCACAAGGAGATGGTGGCCCGGCGGTATGGAGAGGCCTTTGCCCAGGGGAGCCCCTATGTGACCCGCGATAGGGTGCTGCGGCTGAGCGAGATGAGCAAGGCGGCGGAGATGGAGCCCAACCCTTTCCAGCGGATCATTGAAGGGATGAATGAGCGGGATGCCGGAAAGTGAGGAGGTCGATTCCGCTTGAAAACCGTATACCTTACGCAAAAATTCGCAGGGAAAACCTCGCAAGAAATAAGGGAAGAACGAGCGCTTTTACTGGAAGCTGCGAAAAACTTTTTAGGAGAAGACGACCTGGAAGTGGAGCGGGCTTCTAAAGAGGTTGCCGATTTCCTTTTGCATGGTGCGCCCGAAAACCTTAGAGCCCTTTTTGCGCCGAGTGGAACAGCGAGTGTTTTTTTGCTGGAAGAGAAAAAGGGGATACCCGTGGAATTGCTGAAACACTTCGAGCCGAAAATCAATAACCAAAGATTTAACCCGAAGAGAAGGAAGAGGTAAGTTTATGACGAAATGCACAATTACCAATAAATGGCAACGGGGGGGGGGCGGCTAGTTCCCTAACCGTCAAACTGCACAAGGGGGTGTGGGTATGCCGTTGAGCGGAAGCACCTACGTTGCCCCCACGTGGAGGAACGGCGGCCCGCCTGCCTTGGACGCGGCGGAGCTGCAAGCGATATCGGACAGCATCGTGAGGAACCAGGGAAAGAATGCTGACCAGGATACGTTGATTGCCGCCTTGCAGACGGCGGTAGGAGGTAAAGCGAGGATTGAGGTTGGTAGCTACGTTGGGACGGGCACCTACGGGGCGGACAATCCGTGTAGTCTTACATGCTCGTTTGCGCCGAAATTTGTATGGGTTTATGGATATAAAGGCTCAAACAACAGATTTTATGTCTTTGATTCAGTCTTTTCCTCCCCTGCGCCTAGATACATTATGCCTATAAGCATAATGTCCACTTCTTTTGTTCTGGGGCAAGGATTCTTTCTCCCGTATGCAAACACTGTAAGTGATACTGGATATGGGAAGATATCGTCTGATAGGAAAACAATCACTTGGTATATAGAAAAATATCGTGATTATGGGGATTCGGCACTTGCTGCGGGTCAACTTAATGGGCTTGGCGTAGAATATCACTTTATTTTCATCGGCTAACCCCAAAGCACTATATTAGCCGTAACCAATTCTGAAATGGAGGGGGATTGGATGGGAACTGCATGGGCGGAGATCGTGACAGATTACGCCATGGTAGAGATCAATGACATACGACTACAAAAGGACGCCCAGGAGAATCCGGCGCTGTTCTTTCGGAGAATGAGCCTGTACATGAAAAACGCGGTTCCCCTGTTCAACCAGCCGCCGGAGATGCAGAGCTGGTTGTCCGGGACAGAACCGTCGTTTGGGGATACCACTTGGACCTCGCCCGGCGGGGAGGATTCACAAACGGTGGAAACGGGGCTGGTGGGCTTTCAGCTTATGAGTGTGGCCCAGGAGGAGATTGCCCGCACAGGGGAGCTGCTTCTGCTTCCTTACACCGGTGCGGCATACGATCCGGACACGGGTGCCGTCACCTTCCCCGGTGGCATCTCGGAGGGCACAAGATTCCGGCTGGACTTCTATACCGACGGAACCTTTGACAATACCTTGAGCCAGGAGGAAAAGCGGATTTTGGGCAAGTGTGTGGCCCTGGTCTGGAACGAGCACTTTGCCGCAGACTGGCTGAATATGCAGCCCAAAATCCAGGACAAGAGCTTTTCCGTGGGCTCGGAGGCCAACCATATCCGCAGTTTGACGGAGCGTGGGCGGGTCCTGCGCTCGGCCCTCTACGAGGAAATGCGGCGCTATGCCCAGAACCTGGCGTATCAGGACCTGGCAAAGCGAGGCGCTTTGCGTCCGTACCGAAGGGGGTGAGGGGGTGGCAGAGACAATTCAGGACAGGGCCAGGAATATGGCCCGGATGTTTGCGCCCTCCCTTTTGCCGCCGGGGAATGCCCCGGCACAGATGACTGGCCGGCTACACCCATACTATGAGGGAGAGACCGCGCAGTTTCGAGAGCGGTACGCGCAGTATGCCGCAGACTATTTTGAGGCGGAAGTCCAGGGCCTGGACCCAGAGGATTTTTTTGCCTGGGCCTGGGAGTATATCCGCTTTTCTGATATTGCGGGGCTGACGGCCACCTCCACCTATCTTGCGGACAATGCAAAACTGGTGCTTTTTGCGAATAGCCGGATACAGTATGCGCCCAGAGGGGCAAAGATCGTAACGGTGGGGTCCACTTGGCTGGTGACGAATCCAGAGAATATTTCCGGGGCAGGTGTGGTGGCTGTGGCGGAGCGCTGCAACGCCGTGTGGAACCACCTGGACTATTATGGAAACCTGTGCAGTGAGCCCCTAGTAGTGACCAGCCAGATTGCCAAGGCCACCGCCAGCGACCCCCAGGACTATGTGTTGATCACCAAGGGTTACTTTAACGTGAAGTGCCAGTACAATGCCGACACGGCCCAGCTTGATACCAACAGCCGGATGATCTTGGGGTCAGGGGCGTATTCCATCACGGGGTATTCGGATTTCCACCAGGAGTTTACCGGGGACTACGGCAGTGTAAGAATGTTGGAGTTTGCCCTGCGCTATGAGGAACCGAACCGGGAAATTGATGATTTGGAGCGGCATGTAGCCAGCGGGCTGAATTTTTCCTGGGAAATTTCCATCCAAGGGAAGAAGTCGCTGGAGTTGTTGGAGAGTGTCCCGTTTTCCGCTGTCTCTTTGCGCTGCGGGACGGTGGTGGAAGGGAACGATACGCACCCTGTGGGCTACCTCTGGCATTCGTCGGACCCCGGTGTTGCTACTGTAGACAAGGCGGGGATTGTTCGGGCAGAAGGGCCGGGGACCTGTGAGATCACAGCGTTTTTGGCACAGAACCCTGAGTATAGCGGCGTGATGACCATTCAAGTGGCCCAGGAAGGCGGAGAGGGGACTGTACGCTTTCTTGGTGCGGTGCCGGATCGCATGGGAGCCTATCAGACTGTGGAGTTGGAAGCTGCCTATGAACCGCCACTGGGCCAGCCGGAAGAGGCGTTGCATTGGTCCTTTGCAAGGGCGGACCCGACAGCCTATAGCGCGGCGGTAGAAGGGAATCGGGTTTCTCTTTCCTGCTGGCGCGGGAGCGTGGAGCCGCTGGTGATTACGGCCCAGGCAGCCGGGGTGTCAGTTTCCGCCACAATAGAGTTGGAGGGGATTTGATGGGGAAAGAGAAATGCCCCCACGCCTTTCGCAAGCGGGGGGACGTGAGCCTTCACTGCCATTTGCTGGAGGGAGAGCAGTTTACCCAATGTGCCCATCAATATTTTTGCCGGCAGTCCCGGCGGTGGGAGGCATTGGACCGGATAGAGACTTGCCCTCTGCGGCGAAAAGAAAGGGGATAAACATGGTATACAAGACAATCGACGAGAAGATGGTGCAGGAGGCCAGAAGCTATGTGCCACTGATGGAAAAGGCGGCCTTTGTGGAAGAAACGGCCCAGTGCTGCTTTGACCGTCTGGGGGTGCAGTTTGGGGAGGGGGACTTGGGGCTCCCGATGGCCTCCATGTACAAGGAGAACACCCAGTTGAAAAGCCGGTATTTGATGGGGGCTCTGGTGAAGTTATATCTGGGCCAGGACTATGAGCCGGTGGAAGGGGACAAGTGGCTGATGGCCGCCGACGACTATGACCGCTGGGCGGGCGGGAACCCCCTGGGGCAGTTGGAACAACTCAAAGGGAAGGGAACGCAGACCAGGGAGCGGGTCTTTGCTCTGCTGCGGGATTTTCAGGAGTTGCAGGAGCGGATGGACCGGGAAATTCAGGGGCTTTTACAGGTGATGAATGACCCTGTAGGGAGGTTCTTGTCCACGATACAAGCCCAGACTACCCCGGAGGTTTTCCAGAAAGGTGCGGCGGAGCTGGAGCGTGCGCGGAAGGAATTGGAGGACTACCAGAAGGTGCGGGGCGGTGCCCCGGTGCATAAAGGAGGCGGAGGCAAAGATGGCGGAGCGCCAGCGGCGGTTTGACAGCCCAACCTACCCCTATGAACGGGTGGAAAGCGGCTATAACACCATGCGTGGTTCCGAGAAAATCCCCTTGCAGATTTTGTCCTATCTGATGGATTTGCCGGATGCAAACGGGTATGTTCCGGTGGACGACAATGACAGGCCCCGTGTTCGGCTGGCGAAATACCTGTTTTATGACGGGGCGAACCCGCTGCGTCAGCCGCTGCCGACGCCAGAACAAAAGATGAGCCTGCTTTTCAACGGGGAGGAACCGGTACTGAATACCGATGAGCAGAAAGAAAAACATCCTAAGGGCTACCGGCTATACCCGCAGATGTATTGGGGGCAGAGTCAGTTGGAGGCACAGGCCACGCTAAAATGCTTTTTGGGGCGGGTCAACCCTACGTCTCCCTTTGCGGCGAAGATTGGGCTGGTGTTTGAAATCTTGGTGAACGTCAACCAGGAGAACACCACCCGGACCGATGCCTATTCCCGCGCTTACAACATGGAGCAGTGCATTGTGGAAGCCCTGAATGGGGTGAATATCACTGGGGTCGGCGTGGTGGAATTTGCCCGAAACTCTTATTATGAGAGCGGCAGCCGGGCTATTGCAGATTCCGGCACCAATGTGGGCCGGGAGCTGAATATGAGTATCGACTGGATGGAGAGCGAGGAGGTGCCAAGATGAGCAAACGAGTGGAAAATACGGTGACAGGGACGCTTCGGCTGGCGGACGGAAGCCAGATGAAGGTGATTGGGCAAACCAACCGGTATTGGCTGGGCGAGAACCAGCAGTTTCGGAAGAACAACCCTCAGATTATGGGGTTTACTCCAAATCCTAAGACTCCGCCCCGGCCCCAAAAGACTGCCTTGCGCAAGAAAGGAACGGAAGAAATCAATGCCCAGACAGAATGACCGCTATGTGGCCCCCAACTGGAAGAACGACCAGCCACCAGCCATTGACGCGGAGGAGCTGGGGGCGATCAGCCAGTCCTTGGAAGAGGCACCTAAAGTGTTGTTTGGCTCTGGGCCACCCACTTCAGGGCTTGGGAAGAATGGAGACCTATACGTAGATATCAGTTAAGAGGGAGAAAAGAGATATGATTTATGCAAAGGATTTGAAGCTGGAGGACCGGGGGTTCTTCGCGGGGACCAAGAAAATCGGTGGCGTGGTGCGGCAGACGCTGACCATCGCCTTGGCGGGCGGCCTGGATGATGCCGCCCTGGCCGCGGTGAAGGAGGGCCCCTTGGCGGTGCTGGACCAGGATGGGAAGGTGACGGCTTCTTTCTCTGGGCCTATGGAGGTGCTGAGCTTACAACTGGTGCTGGCCAGGGAGGACCCCAAGGAGGATGTAGCCGTTTTGGAGGCCCAGGTGGCGCAGTTGCAGGCGGCGCTCAACGAGGCCCGCAGTGCCCAGGAGAGCGCGGAGGGTGCCTTGCAGGCTGCCCAGGATGCCCAGAATGCAGAGCCGGAGGCGCAGGGAACAGATGTTGGTTCGGATGGCCTGTAAGGACACACAGGAGGTCTCCTGCCTGGTGGCAAATCTGTTGTGCGAGTTGGAACAGCCTTGCCGGGCTTGCGCGGCAGAAGGGGTTGTCCTGTGTGGCCGTTCGCCTTTGGGCGAGGCGGTGACGGTGCGACTTGCGCCGGGGAATGTATTGGAGGCAGAAGGAAGCGAAGAGCTTCTTGGCGCTATCTTGAAAAGGAGGGAACGCTGTGGGAAAGAATTATGCGCCCAAGAACCAAGATGACTTTATCCTGGGCGGAAAGGCCGCTGACCTTTGGCTGCGCACGGCGGATATGTGTGCCAACAAGAAGGTGATTCCCGTGAAATACCGGTACACTACGGGGACAGGGATGATGCAGAGCGCGGAGGCGATTTGTGGGGCCATCGAAGAGGCAAATTTGATCGACTTGGAACGGGATGACCCCAGAAAGCGCCTGGCCTTACAACGCGCAGCGTTGCGAGAGTGCCGGAAAATGGAGCGGCGCATCCAGCGGATGTTGGAGAGCAAACAGTATCCGGGGGTGAATGCCCATAGGGCGGCCACGTGGTCCAAGGACGTACTGACAGTGCGCTATATGTGCGCGGGTTGGTACAAGAAGGACCAAGAGAGGGCGGCCAATGTTAGAAAGGATACCCGGAGGTAAGAGAACATATCCAGATAGCTTTGTTTACCTGGATGTGGAAAAGACCTCCTTGTATTAGGGTATGGCCTGTCAGCGCCGTCTACTGGGGGCTGCGCTCTCCGAACTCCGACACGAATAACGCCTATTACGTGAATACTTCGGGGGCGCTCAACAACAACAACGTGAACAACCCTAACTTCGCGGCGCGCCCCGCTCTGATGGGATCGCCGGTCAAAGGGCCGGCGCGTCCTCCGGGTAAGGAGGATGACCGTGTACAAGTAGCCGAAAGGCAAACGCAGAGGTCCATCATCAAAGGAGGCCGTATCCTTCCGTGGCCTGTGATAGGGCTAGGGAAAATACATGAACGCGACGTAAGCGGACCCGTTACCAGGGGAAGCTGCCCTTGGAGACCTCTCAGGAGGGAGGTGCCGCCTGCTATCAGCACGTTTCAAGGTTCGCTCAGGAAAGAAGGGATTTTTTGAACGAGCCAATTCCTTATGAAGAATTCTGTTCCATGGATACCCTCTGGCAGGCGTTCCGCCAGGCCAGACGGGGAAAACGGAACAAGAGAGGCACAGCGGCCTTTGAGTTTAGCGCCATGGAAGAGCTGCTGATCCTCTCGAAATCTCTTTTGCAAGGGAAGATAGAACCAGACCCTTTGAAAGCATTCCTCATTTTTGAGCCGAAGAAGCGGCTGATCCACGCGCCTAGCTTTCGAGATAAAGTGGTGCAGCACGCCATGACCGATGAGGTGATCTACGACGCACTGAGCCCCAGTTTCAGTTTGACTACCTATGCCGCCCAATATGGGAAGGGAACGCATTTCGGGCTGGATATGCTGGAACATCATTTGCGGCGGTATTTCCTTCAGAAAAAAGGCGCAGATGAGCAGGCCCGGCGGGAAGCTGGCTTGCCCTACCGCCCCATGGAGGAATGGGACTATGCGGACGGGGCAGTGATCAAAGGGGACATCTATCACTTTTTTCAAAGCATCGGCCATGACCGCCTGAAGGTGGCATTGGCAAAGCGGTTTCCTGACCGGCGGCTGCAAAGCCTGATGTGGAAGTACATCGACGTATTGGAAGAAGGGCTGGCCCTGGGGCATCAGACCAGCCATGTCTACGCCGTTTTCTTTGTATGTTCCATCATGCGCTTTGCGGCAGAAAAACTGCATTTGCCGCTGTCTGGAATGTATATGGATGATTGGTACATCATCTGCCCGGACAAGCAGACAGCGCGGGAAGCCCTGGCGCTCTTGCGGAAAGAATTTGCCGACCTGGGCTTGTCCCTGAACAACAAGACCAACATTTTTCCCTTGCAAAACGGAATCGACTTCTGCGGTTTTCATACCTACCTCACAAAAACAGGGAAAGTGGTACGCAAACTCCGCCGGTCATCCATTAAACGGATGAAGCGACGCATCCGCAAATGGGAGGTGGAGTATGCCCAGGGGAAGATCACGCGGAAGAAAATCATGCAGAGCTACCAGTCGTGGGAGGCCCACGCCAAACACGGCGACACAAGACAGCTCAGGATAGAGATGCGCAACAGGCTGGAAGCGAGCCTGCGCCGCGCAGAGGAACAAAGGCGGCTGGCCGGGATAGGCGGCCGGTCAGCCGCCGCCTGAAGAAAAAGGAGGGATGGATAGTATGGGACAGCTCCTGTCGAACCTGGCCAACGGTAGCTTCGTCAAGCTCAATGAGAACGGCCACCCGGAGCAGTTCATCAAACTGGGCAATGACCACTATGGGGCCGGGACGGGCGTGACGATGCTACGAAAAAAGGCCTACACCCAGACGGCCTGGAACGCTGCGTCTACCTATTACAATGTTTTCATTGGCTGCACGTTGGACAATATCTGCGACGGGATTTTTCCCCAGAAGCTGGATGAAGAAATCCGGGCCTGCATGGTGAGTACACCCATTGTTGTAGCCCAAGGCATGGGTGTTGCCACGCTGCACACTATCTACAGAAAAGCGTTCCCGCTTTCCTGTACAGAGGTGGGCTTGAGTGGGTGGCAGACGGAGGGCAAGGCGTTTGCTCTGTTTGTGGACAACGCTTCGAGAATTGCGTATCTGGACGGGACGGAGGCTACCGCCGTCTTCTGGGGGCTGCGCTCTCCGTACTCCGACGCGGGTTACGCCTATTGCGTGCATGCTTCGGGGGCGCTCAACTACTACTCCGTGTACAGCCCTACCTTCGCGGCGCGCCCCGCTTTTAATCTTAAATCTTCTATCGTTGTATCGAGCAACAAGGACAGCGATGGATGCTACACCGTTGAATCCACCCCGGCCCAAAGCAACCGCCTGTATGTGAAATACAACGGCATTTGGAGAGAAGTGGGCTAACAGGGCGCAAAAGGAATACCCATGAATTTACAAAGGAGGTCTTTTTATGAACATTGATTGGAGAAGAAAGCTGACAAGCCGTAAACTGTGGTTGGCTGTTGGGGCGTTTGTCTCTGGCCTGATTATGGCTTTTGGCGGCAGCGAGAGCGTGGCGCAGATGGTAAGCGGTGTGATTTTGCAGGGCGCGGCGGTGCTGGGCTACCTGCTGGCGGAGGGCCTGACAGATGCGTCCAACGGGAGCATCGACCCGGATGTCCAAGGTGCGATCCAAAAGGTGCGCGGGACCAGTGTGATGGTGAGCAAGAGCACATCGGTTTGGGATTCTGCGGCGCAGGAATCGGAGGACAGCGGTGATAGCCAGGATGTTTCCCGGCGGTGAAGGGAGGGTCTATGAGTAACAGCGCATTGGTGAGCTATACAAAATTATCCCCCTACTGCACGAAGCCGAGAGGCTCCCGGATCAAAGGTATCTCCATCCACACCATGGCTGGCCCTGGGAGCGTGGAGGGCTGCGGTCAGGTTTTTCAAACCACCAAAGCCTCATCCCATTATGGGATTGGACCGGATGGGCGAATCGGGCAATACGTGCGAGAAGAGGACCGGGCGTGGTGCTGTAGCCATGCGGTGGACCACTGCGTGGTCACGATTGAGGTCTCCAGCATCCAGGCGTACCGGGAGCCCTACGAATGCACGGCAAAGGCTTACGCGGCCTTGATTGCACTGTGTGTGGACATCTGCCAACGAAACGGAATCAAGAAGCTGCTCTGGGTGGAGGGCAAGGAGAACTGCCCGGCCTATACAGGGAAGTGGAATGTGTGTAACATGGTTCCCCACAGGTACACCACGGATAAGGGAAAATCCTGCCCTGGCAACTATCTGTTTGGGAAATATGGGGACATCGCAAAGGAAGTGAACGCCCGGCTCTCTGGCCGGGGGGATCAGGAGGAACTGGACATGAGCATTGATGAGATGATTGCGAAGATGAGCAACCAGCAGGCATATCAGCTTCTGGAGAAGGCCAACGCCCATGCTGCCACTCTGGCGGAGCCGGATTGGAGCAAACAGGAGGGGCACTGGTCCAAGGCTGCCTCCGCTGGTATCGTGGACGGTACGGCCCCAGAGCGGCCCGTAAAACGGGATGAGCTGGCGGCTATCCTGGGGAGGAAGGGACTGTTGTAATCATGTTTGAGTGGGTCAGTACATATCTGGGGGATTTTCTGATTTACCTGGTGATCGGCTCTGGCCTGATTGAGGTTGTCCCCATTAAGTTGAATCCTTGGTCCTGGCTGGCGAAGCGCCTGGGCCGGGCGGCCAATGGGGAGGTGCTGTCCAAGGTGGAAGCTGTTTCCGTTGCCTTGGACAAGCACGTGGAGAGCGACGAGAAGCGGCAGGCCAAGGAGAACCGGGAAAAAATCCTGCGTTTCTGTGATGAGACCCTGGAGGGTCGGAGGCACAGCCAGGAGCATTTCAATGAGGTGCTGGAGGATATCACGGAGTATAAGCGCTACTGTGAGGGGCACCCGGAGTTCCCCAATGATAAGGCGGTGCTGGCGATTGAGCGGGTGGAGCAGATCTATCGCAAGTGCCTGGAAGAAAACGATTTTCTATGAAAAATCGCCCCGGCTCTCTTTGCGAGGGCCGGGGCGAGGTATGTTTAAGCCTGTGCCAAACGGTCTGCATTGCGCTGGGCTTGACGGTCCCGCTCTTGGTAGACCAGGGCAGCTTTCTTGCGCTGGCGGCGGGCGGTGAGTTTTCCAGAATAAATTTGCGTGGTGGTGACGCTTTCGTGGCCCAGTTTGGCTTGCAGGGATTCAAAGCTCATGCCGTTGTTGAGGTCTAAGCGGGCCCCAACATGGCGCAGGTCATGGGTGCGGACGGAGGGGACTCCGGTGACAGCCAGGACATGGCGCTCCACCAGAGCGGAAAGCCACTGGGCAGTACCGCGCTTCCAGAAGCCTTGCGCTTGGCCTGTACGCCCTTTTGGGTCCCCCTGGGTACCGAATAGGAAATCATTTTCGGAAAGCGTGGAGGGCCTGATGGAGGACGAGAGGTAGAGGCGTACAGCGGTCTGGGCGATTTGGGGGAACTCCACCACCCGGAATTTGTTTCCTTTGCCGCTTTCCACGGTAAGCTCTCCGTTTTGAAAGTCCAGGTCGGACAGGCGGAGGGAAAGGAGCTCAGCGTTGCGTAGCTCTGTGGTAAGGAGCAATATCACGATGGCATAGTTGCGAGGCCAGAACTCCGGGCGGCGGCGGTGGGCGGGGGGGTTGTTCCTCCAGAGAAGCATGACCTGCTCGTCGGTGAGGATCAGGTCATAGGGGCGGCGTTCCAGTTTGCGGGTGTCGGGGATCAGGCGTTTGGAGATGGGGTTGTATTCATAGAAACGGTGGGGGCCTAGGGTCTCGTCGGAGACGGCAGAGAAAAACATGCCCAACTCCTTCAGGTATTGGCGCACAGTGGTAGGCTTGCAGCCGGTGTCAATCAGGCGGTCGCGCCAGGCCTGTACGTCGGTGAAACCAGGGTCGCCCTGGATGCTGTGGTCCCGTTGGTTTTCTTCCTCCCAGAAGCGGCGGAAGGATTCCAAGCGCTTGGCGTAATTGTGGACCGTGGAGGGAGCGGCGCCGGTGGCCTCCAGGTTTTTCAGATAGTAGGTGGTGGCATCCAAGTATTTTTGCATGGCTGTGGATGTGCGTGACATAAGATTACCTCCTTGATTTTTTCCAGGAGGGAGGGTATACTATAAATGTCCTCCCTTTTTTGATGTGGGGCGGATGGGCGTTCGATTGGCTTGCAGGCGGCGAACGCCCCTTTTTTATGCTTGATTGTCTTTATTGCTGTGTTCCTTGAATGTAAGTGTCGATCAATTCTTTCAGCTCCTGAACCGTGTAGGTCTTTTCTGGGTTTCGTTCCAGGAGGTGAATCAAATCGTAGGCCATGGATTTTTGCACGTCTTTTCGCTCGTTTTCAGTCGGCATTCAAAATGTCCCCTTTCATTCATTTTTGCTTAGGGCGGCCCGAATCAGCCGCTTGATTTCGGTTTGTTTCGGTTTCCCTTCCAGGGCCAAGAGGATGTCCTTGTCTGTGCGGTTGTTCAGCTTCAGGCCGACAAAGGTTGTGTTTTCCTTGGTCCAAGTTTTTCTGGCTTGCGTCTCTGCCATAGGCTCATCCTTTCTGTTAGGTTGGCTCTATTATATCATGGGTTAAACCTATTGTCAAGGGCTGTGTTGTCATTTGCGCCGGGGGATAGGATAGGAATAGAACCAGACAGAAAGAAGGTGCTTTGATGGAAAGGAACTTTCGGGGAAATGCAGTGCAAAAGCACTATCGTTTCCTCTATCATTTATCCGGCGATGAGACACTGCATAGAGCGGAAATCTTGGCGGCAAGTTTGGTGTCGGCTCAGCTACGGCTACCGGCGGGGGCTTGTGTGTTGGAGCTTTCCGTGGAGGACGAGAGAGAAGGGCGGGGAGATTATGGACGGGAACAGTGATGTAAAGGCCCTGGCGGATGCTCTGTGGGTGTATTTCCAGCCTAAGGTGTTGGAGATGATGCAAGCTGGCGTGAGCTTTTACCGGGCCCAGGTGGTGGCAGAGGCCGGAGAGGGCGGTCGGACGATCACGGTCCAGAAGCCCATGGATTCTACCCGGCTGGCGTTGCCCTTCGTGCCCTCGGCCCAGGAGCTGAAGGTGGGGGACCAGGCGCTGGTGTTGGTGTTTGGGAGCCCGTCCAATGCTATTGTGTTGGGGGATGGAGTGCTGGGGAATCTGTAATTTAGAGAAAAGTGGACGGCGAATAGGCTGTCCACTTTTAGCTTTTTATGACTATATTCGTGAATTTAAGAGCTATTCAATGTAGAAAACTTCTCGTGCCCTATACTTTTTCGGGTTTTATGCCGAAAAGTAAAATATAAAATACTAATTATCTCTAAGTGTGTATTGATACCAAATTTTATAGTCGAGGTGTAAATATTGTTTGGCTATATGAAAGGTGGATTATCGAGCATGGAAAATAGGTCAAGAAACACAGATGTAAAAAGGAGGGGGTCTTTGATGTGGTCTATTATATTGGGGGTTTTGGGAGCTCTGATTTGTCTATGCGCTATATGGATATTTAAGGTGCAAGAAAATCAAACAGTATCAAATATAATTGCGATTTTGGGTGTTCTTGTTGCATTTGTTGGAATTTCATACTCTGCTTCGGTAAATGATGACGGAAAGAACGGCGATGACTCAACAATAGAAAAAACAGGGCAAAAAGTTTATGTGGGCAACGATAATAAGGGTGTAATAAATGTAGTGGGAGGTGATCTTGTTTATAATTTCGTTAAGAAAAATGAAATTTCTTTGCCCGCAGCTGACCGAAAATTAGAATCAAAAGATTATGCAGGAGCGATAGAAATCTATTTGCAGATTTTAGAAGAAAATCCAAAGAATGAAACTGCATTATGTAACTTGGGCTATTTGTTCAAAAATGGATTGGGGACAGAAGTCGATCTGGAAAGAGCAATAGAATACTATGATCAAGCAATTTCGCTAGGTAATGCTCAAGCACTGTGCAATGAACTTGAATTGTGTTTAGAAAATGATACTCCGATTGAAAAAATAGGAGAGCTTCTTAGCACCGGACTGAGTGCTGAGAATGCGGATATTTGTAAGTTCGTAGCAGCATCTATGCAGGATAATGGGGAAATTACATCAGATGAGGCAATTTCTTTTTGCAAAGGAGTTAAAAAGATATCTACTGATTCAATATGGTCTTGGAAAAATACTGGACTTGTGAAAATGTACTCAACTCCAGAAGGGACTAACACATTGCGATATACTAAAGTTTCAGTTGGGACGGAAACAATCGGTGATTCTGCATCATTATATACCATTTATCGTACAGAAGAGCGATATTGTCCTTATATTCATTTGTTGCAGGCTGGATTCATCAAAGAAACGTGATATACTTATGTATGCCATATTGAATAGAAGAGAGTGGGGCGGTGTCTGGCATGTTGCCCTCTCGCGGGAGGCCGCACCAGTATGTCTGCCGCCCCTTTGTGGCTGGTTTAGGGCCGCTCTCTGAGTTTAGTTTATTGGGTAGCGCAAGTGGTGAGGCTTCTTCCGCCGCCTGCATTCCGTCAAGGCTTCTGGGCGGTAAAGAGGGTGGTGCCGGATTGAATTACCAAAGTGTACTCTGTACCGTCCACTGTGGTGTCGATGCTGCTCCCGTTGGTAGAAGCGGAATCGTAAATGGTGGAAAACTTGCTGGATGCAGTAGACAGGGTGTATCCACCGCACTCTTTCACCAGGGCGATGGAGGCCAGGGAAAAAGCTGTTGCGTTTACACTGTCGTATATGTTTTCGCAGATCACCGTGGGCTTCTTGCCGCCGTTGGCGGTATCGGTCATCCACATATAGCCTACGCCAGTGCCGTAACCGTCCATAGTGACAGAGTAAAGGGTGCCCTCGCCTGTCTCATAGCTTTCCAGGGAAAATTCATGGTCATAGAGGGTTTGGGCGGAGAGAGTGGAGCGGAGGGAGGAAACGACTGCGTTTTCGGTGCGGTTCCAGATTTTTTTGCTCTCATCCTCTTGCTTTTCTTTTTCTACCGCGTCCGGCTCGGAAGGTGCAGAATCATTTTGCTTGGTATTCTCTGCGGGAGATTCCCCCTCTCCTGATCCCGTTGCTGTGCTTGACTGCGGCGAGGAATGCAAATGGATTTGGAGGGTGTCAATAGGAATCTGGTCTTGGTTCAAAATGGTCACAACGACATTTTTTATCTTCGCATCTCCTGCAAACACGCCGTTGATTCCCTTTTCGAGATGATCGTAATCTTCTTCCTTTATCTCATCTTCTGAGATGGAAAGTACTACATTGCGGTGTCTGCCTTCCGCGCCGGAAATCACCTTTATGTTATTGGGCGTATAGCCGTAATAAGAAAAAATTTCTTTAATTTCCTGTTGAAATGGGTTGGGTTTCAGGGCAATCGAAACAACAAGGGCGATGGTAGCAACTACGACAATGGCTATAGCGGCAATAAACTTTTTGGGTTTTGTTTTTTTGTAGTTCTTTTCATCTTCCGAGAACTGGTCGGATGGTGACCCAGCGTCTGAGGGTGTAGAAGTTTGAGTAACTGGCGGTTCAGTTTTAACTAAAGTTAAATTTGGGTTAATTTCATCCTGGTTTTTTTCCATGTGTCCTGCCTCAGAAATAGGAAAGCCGCAATGGATACAAGAAGGGGCTTTGTCGCTAATTTCTTTTCCACATTCGGGACATTTGATTAAAGCCATTTTCTATCTCCTTTTCTCTTTTTTGATGGGCTTTGAATAGTATAACAAAGTTCCTGAGGGTGTGGAACATATAAAGCGTCTTGGGCCCATTTTACGGTATTAAAATGTTATTTTATTCATTTTTTCGTGATAGAGTGAATTGGAAATGATGAGGGCTTGGGGTAAGGTTTTCTGGCAGGGCTTGGGGATTCTCCGGGGGAGGTCGCTAGGCTCCCCCGGAGGCATCCCGGTGGAGAACTTAGGCCTCCCCGGAACGCCAGCGGCGGAAGAACTCTAGGGCTCTCTTGGGGTTGCGCTGGAAAAGTATTTGCAGGAAGTATTTCGCAACGCTCTCCTTCTCACTGTCTTTGGGGTCTACGGTTCGGATGGCTTCCTCTAACTGTTCATCGGTGAGAAGGTCCACCATATCATGTAAGTCTTGAATACTTTTCCGTTTTTGCTGGGCTGTGGCTTCCAGCCAGGGGGCCCAGGTGAAGGAGACCACGTCCCCGGCAACGGTAGCGGTGCAGGCGGCCAGGCGGTCAGCGAGGGCTTCAATGCCTTTGGCCTCTTCCTCTGCTTCCTCTGGAGCGGTGTTGTAGGGGTGCTTGCGGCGGCAGGCGGCAAAGCTGCGGATGTGGGCCACTAGGCCGCCGTCGTTGTCCCCTAGGTCATACCGGCCCTCATAGCTGTGTGTTTCGTCGGCTTCGTCGGTCCAGGTGATGAGGAACTTGGTTTTCTCATAGCCTCCCCTTTCCTCTTCTGCCCGCTCCCAGTCGTAACGGCCCAGGACGATCTCGGCGGCGGCGGGGGAGAGGTCCAGGGAATCGTCGTTCCAACTGTAAAAGGCGGGGTGTTCGCTCCAGCGGATTTTTACCACCGGCTCACCGGGGCGGATGGGGTACTGCTGGCTGATTTTTTCGATGTAGGCGCGGCCCTCTTGGATTTGCCGCTCAACCTCGGCCCGCCGTTTTTCGGCCGCCTCTCGTTCGGCAATTTGGCGGGCGATTTCTTCGGGGCTTTCTGTGGGATTCTCTTCAGGAACGCTGGGGATTTCGATTCCCTCTGGGCAAAGCCTGTGAACGATGGATTCATAGAGTGCCTGGCAGGCGCGGCCCCTTTGGACTTCGGGGTGATCTTCGCCCCAGTCCCAGGCGTAGTGGTCGGCATACTTTTTTGCGCCCTCGGCCTTTTGCTGGAAGTGGGCGGCGATCTGGGACAGGTCTTTTACCGTGGCGGGTGCGATCTGTGCGTGTTCGGCGTTCCAGGCATCCGCTTTTGCCGTATACTCGCGGTTGTTGCTGAAGGTGCGCAGGGGCCAGAAGTGGGTGTTGTATTTGCTGGTGCTGAGCTTCCCGGCCTTGGTGATGCGGTGCAGGGAATAGTCTGTACCCAGCCATCCCGGATCACCGGGGGAGTGCTCGACAAAATACAGGCCGTTGTAGCTTTTGGAATAGGCGTTGCTGATCTGGACGATATCTCCGGTTTTCGTGGGCTTGTCCTCCTGTAGGTTTGGGGTCAGGTCTGCTGGTGTTTCTTGAGGATTGAGTTTTTCGGGTTCTTCTTGGTGGATTTCTTCTGGTGCTGGAGCATAGCGGTTGGCGGTGTTTTCGCGGGTGTAATTTTCGGGAGGTCGCGCAGGGAGAAGTACACCATCCCCGGCCGCGCAGGTGAAATAGATGGGGGAAATCTCTGTGTTTTGCGTGTGGCACACGGCGCAGGCATCGGGGAGCAGTTCCAGCATATCCAGAAGATATTGTGCGTTGACCAAGGGGAGGCCGGGGCCGAAGTCCCATACGATGTGGCCCTTTCTGCCACAGAAGAAGTCTTTTTCCGCCTTGCAAATCTTGATATGGGACCGAACTTGGCTAGCGGTGGGAAGGGAGAGGGGCTGTGTCTCGCCGCGGCGGGAGCCCAGGATTTCTACTTCCACCATCTCGCCGCCGGCGCTTTCTGGGAGGTCTAGAGGCTCATTGAGGGCGGCGCCGTGGAAGCCGCTGCAAATGTACTGCCGGCCGTCCTTGCCAGTCCAGGCACCGAAGAAGTCCTTCCGGGTCATGGTTTCAGCCACCTTCAACAGGCGGCGGGCGGCGCCCAGGATGCCCCGGCGGCCTGTGGACTTTGCCTTAGCGGTGGCGATCTCTGCGCGGACTTCCCGCAGGATGGAGGCCAAGAGGGTCAGGGAATCGCCCAGGGCCGGCGCAGCGGGGTCTGCGGCCAGTTTTTTGACGGTGGCGGCGTCAGATTCTTCCAGGGTGGAAACGTAGGTGTTCAGATTTTCATACAGCTTCTCGATTTTCATGGTTTTTCCTCCTGCAAATGTACCGGATTTTCGGGGAATGTGTATTTTGTACCGCCCAAAAGTTTTGGGGTAGGGTTTTCTGGGATTTCTTGCGTACCCATGAGCGCCGGCCCAGGAGGGCCACCGGGCTTGCACCGGTCACGCCGTGGCGCGGGTCTTGCGGGTGGTCAATCCATTTGGCAATAGTCCATGGCGTCATAACCCATGGAGCGTAGAGCGCGGGTCATGGCCTCAGCGTTGCGGCTGCGTGCGTTGGCCTGGGCGCGAGAGTTTGGCCCAAAAACAAACTGGCGGGAGCCGTAGCAATTCCAGATAAAGCAGCCGGTCCCGGCTTCCTTGGCGGCCTGCTTCACTTTATCGGCATTCCAGCGGGGGAGGGAGAGGGCGGCGCTGTCAAAGTTGCAGGTTCCGCCGTCCTCTGGGTCGGCATCCTCTACGGCGCGACCGGCTTCCAGGGCCTTTTTGAGGTCGTCGCGGAGTTTGGCATAGCGGCCAGTCAGAGCGCCGGGGGAGCTTTTGGTCTTGGGTTTGTCTGGGGGATAGGTGGCGCGGATTGCCGCGAAATGGCGCAGGGCTTCCGCCTCTGTGGTGGCTCTCATTACGGCGATCTCCTGGCCTCTGGACGCATACAAAAGCATGGTCTCATAGTTGCCGGGGAAAAGCTCTGCGGTGTCCAGAATGACACGGCGGCCCTTGAGGGTGTATTCCTCGTGCTTTACGGTGTTGATCATAATAAATCCTTTCTGCTCTGCCATCATCAGGCCAGGGGGAGCAGTCCCTGACGACGGGCCGGGGCCCGTTTCGGCTTAAACCTCATCAAAGAACACGTTGGCGATTCTGGCAACCTCAAAAGCGATGCTCTCAATGGTGCAATCGTCGTCCAGGTCGCTGTGCGTCATGATGTCGGCTGCTATTTCGATGATATCCGAAGTGCTCAGATTCTCTTTGTGTCCGGCAAGGTCAAACAGCAGATGTCCGTACTCATCGTTATCCCCGCAGGTATACCAATCTTGCTCAATGCAGAGCTGTCGGAGGGCGCTGGCGCTAATCTTGCGAATCTCTCTATACTCTTTCATATCGTTTTTCCTTTCTCGCCTGCCTCATCAGCGCCGGTAGGCGATCCCCGGCGGACACCCCGGAGGGTGTTTCGGCTATCAAGCGGTGGTTCCGTATGTTTCCTTTTCCCACGCATCTGTCACAGCTTCCAGCTTTTTCAGGATTTCGTTGCTATCAACTTTGTAATCCTGGCAGATTCTTTTTGTCAGGCCCGCCAGCCCAATAAAGATACCTTCCAGCGCGTAAATCTCGTCGATGGTCAATGTGTTGATTGTCATAATTCTTATCCTTTCCGGCCTGCGGCCTGTCGTGTTGTTCGACTATGGTTGTATTATACACCACAAAAGGTGTATAATCAATAGGCAAAAGCAACAAATACCACAAGCTCTTTTTATACACTTTATATGGTGTTTATCCCTTACCCTCGTTGCTTGTTGCAACATACTCCAACAGGTCCCCTGGCTGGCAGTCGAGGGCACAGCAAAGGCGATCAATGGTACTCAACGTGAGATTAGGGACCTTGCCTTCCCGCAAGGCTTGTAACGCACTTTCTCCCAAGAGTTTTTCCCGTCGGATACGGTAGGTTGTATAGCCATTTTGTTTAAGTTTCTCATTTAATTTATCACAAATAATTGCCATATACAGCGCCCCCTTTTCTCCCTATTCTATTCTTTTTTATACACCACGTAAAGTGTCTATTTTGCACAAAATTAAGCACTATATACAGTGTATATTGCCTATTGATTATACACCTTTTGTGGTGTATAATACAACCATAGTCGAACAACACGACAGTTCGC